AATCGCGCCAAATGGGAATTTCAACAATTACTGCGGCATATGTTTCGTGGATGATGTTATTTCATCGCGACAAAAATATTCTTGTTATTGCAACTAAATTTAGTACAGCGGCGAATCTTGTTAAAAAGGTAAAAGCAATGATTAAATTATTGCCGCCATGGTTTGATCAAATTGCGGCAATTGAGATCGATAATCGCTCTTCTTTCGTTTTAAACAATGGTTCTGAAATTAAAGCATCTGCAACATCCGTTGATGCTGGTCGTTCTGAAGCTTTGTCTTTATTGGTAATTGATGAGGCTGCACATGTGGAAAATCTTGATGATTTGTGGACAGCACTTCAACCAACAATGGCAGTAGGCGGGCGTTGTATTGCTCTATCTTCCCCAAATGGTGTGGGAAATTGGTTTCATAAAGCTTATACTGCTGCCCAAGCAGGAGAAAATAATTTTCATCCAACACGGCTTCACTGGACACTTCACCCTGAAAGAGATCAAAAATGGTTTGAAGAAACCACAAAAAATTTATCAAGAAGGCGTGTAGCTCAAGAGTATGAATGTAATTTCAATGCTTCCGGCGAAACAGTTATCCATCCCGATAATTTAATTAAAATTGAACAAACTTGTTGTGATCCAGAACATCAAACAGGGTTTGATAGAAATTTTTGGATTTGGGAAGAATACAACCCAGAAAACAAGTATTTACTTGTGGGTGATGTTGCTCGTGGTGACGGTAATGACTTTTCAGTATTTCACATATTTAATACTACCACTATGACACAAGTTGCAGAATATCGTGGTAAACCAACAACAGACTTATTCTCAAGAATATTGTTCGACGCGGGAAAAGAATATGGGGATGCAATGCTCATTGTCGAAAATAATAATATTGGTTTCTCGGTATTGGAAAAACTCGTTGACGCCGGTTATCCAAATTTATATTACTCTGTTAAGGGAACTCATGAATATATTGAACAATATCGTGCAGGAAGTGTTTCAAATTCTATACCCGGCTTTACAACTTCACAAAAAACACGTCCTTTAATTATAGCAAAACTAGAAGAGTTCATTCGAAATGAACTAATTACACTTAATTCCGTTAGATCTTATCAAGAATTAAAAACTTTTGTTTGGAGAAATGGCAGACCAGAAGCACAACGAGGATATAACGATGATTTAGTGATGTCTTTAGCGATTGCTTGTTGGGTGAGAGATACGGTACTTGAAGAAAATACCAGAGACTTAAAATATAAAAGGGCATTTTTAAATTCTATGATTATTACAAATACACAATTAAATACGGCAATTCCTGGGATGAAAGGCTACAAAAAGGTCCAATCTTTTGATAAGATAAGTGAAGCCAAAAAAACTTATGAAGAGTTTGGTTGGATACTAAAAGGATAAAAAATGGCATACCCAAATAACGATAAAAAAAATACTAAAAATCCCAGGAACTCGGATTCATTTTTATTTAAAGCTCTAACAAAATTATTGTCTGGACCTCTTACACAATATCAACGACAAAACCCTCGACAACTTAAAAGATGGCAGCTCGATAAATATAAATTTCAATCTGCTGCTGGATTAACTTTTAAAAAATCAACCTATAATCCGTTTGACAACATTTATGCTCAATCAACGTCTAATATGGCGCGAGCAGAAAGATATGTGGATTTTGATCAAATGGAATATATGCCTGAAATTGCATCTGGAATGGATATTTATGCTGATGAAATGACTGTTTCTTCTCCGATTCAACCGCTTCTTACTATTAATTGTCCCAATGAAGAAATCAAAGAAGTTCTTAAAAATCTTTTTTACAGTGTTTTAAATATTGAATTTAATTTATTTGGTTGGTGTAGAACAATGTGCAAATATGGAGATTATTTTTTGTATTTGGATATTGATGAAAACTTGGGCATTAAATCCGTAATTGGATTACCACCAGCAGAAATTGAACGATTAGAGGGGGAAGACAAAACAAACCCGAGTTATGTTCAATTTCAATGGAACAATGGTGGCTTAACTTTTGAGAATTGGCAAGTTGCGCATTTTCGTATTCTGGGAAATGATAAATTTGCTCCTTATGGAACTTCGACTCTTGAGCCGTGCCGTCGCATTTGGAGACAACTTCAGTTGTTAGAAGACGCAATGATGGCCTATCGTATTGTAAGATCCCCCGAACGAAGAATTTTTTATGTTGATATTGGAGGAATCCCAGAACAAGAAGTGGAACAACATATGCAAAAAATTGTTACACAAATGAAAAGAAATCAAGTTATTAATGAAGATACAGGCCGAGTTGATTTACGCTATAACCCGATGAGCATTGATGAAGATTATTTTATTCCTGTTCGCGGAGGAACATCCAATACCCGCGTAGAATCGTTGCCTGGAGGAACTTATACAGGAGATATTGATGATGTTAAGTATTTGAGAGACAAACTCTTTTCAGCTTTAAAAATTCCAGCATCCTATCTTACACAAGGGGAAGAAGGATCAGAAGATAAAACCACATTAGCACAAAAAGATATTCGATTTGCTCGCACAATTGTACGACTTCAGAGAAGTATTATATCTGAATTAGAAAAAATTGCTGTTATTCATTTATACACGCTTGGATACACAGGAAAAGATTTAATTTCATTTAAATTACATTTAAATAGTCCATCAAAGATTGCTGAATTGCAAGAGCTTGAGCACTGGAGAACAAAATTTGAAATTGCTGGCACAGCAACAGAAGGCTATTTTAGCAGACGCTGGGTTGCAAAAAGTATTTTTGATTTATCTGATGAAGAAATTCTTCGCAATCAAAGAGAAATGTTTTACGATAAAAAATTTGATGCATCACTTGAGCAAGCTGCTGTTCCTGAAGCGGCGGGTGCAGAAGCCGGAATGGGTGGTGAAATGGGTGCTGCCGGTGGTGCTGATATGGGAATGGGTGCTGATATGGGAATGGGTGCTGATATGGGTGCTGCTCCCGAGGCCGCCCCGCCTGCCGAAGAAGAAACTCTTTTGGCAGCCCCAGGAAAGCGGGATGACTTACAATGGAAAAATCCTGATCAAAGATCCCATACAACTCCCGGTGCAAAAGGCAAAATGTACACGCCTGTTAAATCTGATAAAAGAGATATGGGCGCAAGAAAACGCAGTTATAAAAGCCATTATTCAGAAGAAACAGGAAAAAATACAGAAAGGAACGTTTTTAAAGGCGCTTCTGAACTTAACCAGCTTGCAAGAGGAATTTATGAGAATTTAGAAACTAATTATAATAGCAAATATGATAACGAAGAACTTAAGATTTTGAAGAATGATGTAGAAATTCAGCGAATAATTAAGAATCTCGAAAAAAAAGGGAAACAGGAAAAGAAGAATGGCAAAGTTCAAACATAATAAAAAAAGAAATAGTGCATTTCTTTATGAAGTATTGATCCAAGAGCTTACAAAGACAGTTTTGTCAAAGAATGAAAAAGCTCAACAAAAAATAACTGCGCTTATAAAAGAATCTTTTTCAAGGAATACGATGATGTATAGGGAACTAAAACTATACAGAGCGATTTCTCATACAAAAAGTGTTGGTATTTTAACAGCAGAAAAAATTATAAACGAAGTTAAAGTGCGACACAAAGAACTTGATAAAAAACAATTAATGTTAGAACAAGATAGTCTTGCCAGAAAAATTAATAAACTCTTATCGGATAAAGCATTTTCTAATTTTATTCCAAGCTATAAAGATATGGCTTCAATTTCTCAAATCTTCAATCAACAGACCTCTATTAAATCTAAAATTCTTTTAGAAAATGAACTTGTGGGTAAAATGTCGATTACCAGAGAAGATACAAAAATGGTTCCAATGGATAATATTGTTTATAAATCATTTGTTAAAAGGTTTAACGAAGAATATAAAGATACATTATTAATGGAGCAAAAAAAGCTTCTTAATAAATTTATCACGTCTTTTCATAATAATGGTATTGAATTAAAATCATATTTAAACGAGGAAATCGGTCGCCTTAAAAAAGAATTAAAAATATCCCTTCTTCAAGAAGAATTTATTGCTGACGAACAAATGTCTAAGAATGCTCGAAAAGTCTTAAAAACTTTAGAATCATATAAAGAAAAGAAACCCGACAAGAAAATGGTCGAAGAAGTAATCAAGATTCAAGGTCTTATTTGGGAGATAAGCGCCAATGCCAATTAATATTAAAGTAGATGCGACTTTACCTCCTGAAGATGTTACCACGCCGGAAGAAGATGAAGGTTCAATCAAGATTAAAATAGAATCTGACGCTTCAGTTGAAGAAGAAAAAGGTTCAAAACCTCCCAAAATCTCTCTTGAGGCACGAAAAACTCTTGATGGAAAATTAATGATCTTAGATCATCTACATTTAGATATTATAGTTGATACCACAAAAAAGGTAATTACAGTTTTTCCAAAAGAAAGATTAACCGAAGAAACATATTCTTTTCAGGATGCTTATTTTAAATCTCTTGTAAATGCTGGTGTTGTTCTTCCTGAAAGTATTCAATCAGGAAATATTTTTGGAAGTCTTGAAGGAAAATATCCCGATCCATCGGATGAAGGTGTAAGTGCCACTCAAATTGTTTTATTAGCTACACAAAAGTTTATTGAAAAACAAACTCCACATTTGGAAGCACAAGAATTTATCGAAAATGAGATAGAAGATCATCTTGTTGATCCAATGCCAGAAGATTCCACAGAGCTTGGTGAAGTTCCTGAAGAACCAAAGAAAGGCTCAATTACTCCATATCGTATTCGTCGTTACTTAAGTGGCTATGGATATTATTAATGAATATATTTTTGTTTGTTCTTGCTGCTTATGGGCTTACGCAAATTATAGTTTATGGAAGAATCTTTGAGAAGATTCGGCCTTCACATCATTTCTTTCATTGCTCAATGTGTATGGGATGGTGGGTCGGTATTTTTTTATGGGCAATTAACCAATATACAGAACTATTTATATTTGATTATTCTATAGCTACTGCATTCATATTAGGTTGTATTAGTTCTGGAACATCATATGTTTTAAATATGGTTTTTGGCGATGAAGGAATAAATTTAAAAAATCGAGGTGATGAATAATGTTTAACAATTCGTGGACATCCAAACAACGTATGTTGCGTCCCGTCCGACGTTGTAAAGCTGGTTGCAGTATCACGCGGGTTGCGCCCGCATTTCGATAAGGAATAAATTATGAAAATTAAAGAAAGTTATATTAAGACACTTATAAAAGAAGAATTACAAAAACTTG